TGCGCAGAGTTTGCATAAAACTATGATGCAAATTCCTGAATTTAGAAATCATTGCGCTTACGACATTCCTTTTATGGAGAAGTACGAAAATTTATGAGCGTTAAGCGTTTAACCTGGCATCTCGCCGTTCTCGAACGTGCGAAGAAGAATTTGCTGAAGAAGCAGTACGATGCAGTACGCACTCGGCTGGATCTGGCCGTTCTTATGGCCACGGAAATGCTGAAGCAGGCCGAGGGATTTAAAGCAAAAGCCGTTGAGGCAAAGAAAGCGAAGGATGACGAATGAAGGATCTAGGCAAAATTACTTTTGGCAAAGCACGGCCTGCTCCGAAGCAGGTTCTAGTCGACGTAACCTATGACGCTAAGACGGCCAAGGCGTTGCACGCATTTGGACTGAAGCAGTTAAAAAAAGATCAAGAGGCAGTAATTGAGTACGTGATCGTCAAGGCATTGAAAGGATTTGCAAAAAAATGATTGCGCTTCCGCCAGCAACAGAAGCCATTTACCACAACGGAGCGCCAGAGGGTCATCGCAATAATGAGCTATTTAAAATGGCACTACAATTCCGTGACCAGGGCTTGTCGCAGTTTGATGCAGAGACGGAGGCCGAGATATGGGGCCATAAGTTTGGACTAACGCAGAAGGAGGTAGTGGCAGTTGTAAAGTCTGCTTATAGCAAACCCCAGCGCGAGGCGTGGAAGCCAAAGGCCAAGTATGCCTATCAGAACGGGGCGATAGTGCGTGAGGATCTGCCAGTGCCTCAAATGCCTAAAAGCGTAGAGGCCCAGCCAGTAGAGAAATTCTTAGCAGAGGCTTTTGAGCTAGGAGAAAGCATTAATATCTGTCGATCCATTAAGGACGGCGATCGCGAGCGGCCTGACGGTATTGGGGAAACAAGAAAACGCGAGGAGTGGTTAGAGCTTTATAAGGGAGACGGACTGAAAGAGTGGCAGGGATCAGCCGTTGGCGTTTACGTTTCAATTAATCCTAACAATGGAAAGGGGCGCAAGAAAGAGCATGTTACTAAGTGGCGTCACGTCCTGATTGAATTTGATGAAAGCACGCTGGATGAGCAGTGGAAAATTATTAAGAAAAGCGGATTGCCTACTACTTGCATCATAAAGAGCGGATCGCGCAGCCTTCATGCTTGGGTGAAAATTGACGCTGATAACGAAGCTGAATTTACTGAACGTGTTGATTTTATATTTAAGCACTTAGAGCACAGTAAGGTTGATTCATCGACAAAGGACGCGGGGAGGTTGTCTCGGTTGCCCGGTGCCATGAGGACGGCCACAGGTAATCAGCAAGAGCTAGTAGAATGTGGCACACCATCGATCTCATTCTTACAGTGGAAAGAGCGCATTTTGTTTGGCGATATTCCAGATCCGTACAAGTGGGACGATTTGCTTAATTTTAAGGAAACTGAAGATCCAACCCAGCTACTAGGCAAACGCTGGATCTGCCGTGGCGGATCGGCCTTGTGGGTAGGTAGCAGTGGCCTTGGTAAGAGTGTGCTGTGTATGCAGGCCGCTATCACCTGGGCAATCGCTGAGTCGTTCTTTGGGATCAACCCGCACGGCAACGGGCTGAAGTCGCTAATCATTCAGGCTGAGAACGACGAGGGCGACGTGGCCGAATCGATCCAAGGCGTGTTTAAAGCGATGAACCTGACCGAAAAGCAGAAGGCGTTAGTGATGGCGAACGTGACCATCGTGCGGGACTGCACATCGACCGGGGAGAAGTTCGTGGATCGCGTGCGACGCTTAGTCGAAAAGCATAAGCCTGACCTAGTTTGGATCGATCCCTTGCTTGCGTTCATCGGGGGCGACCTATCCAGCCAGGAGACGGCAAGTGCGTTCCTACGCAATATGCTTAACCCGCTATCATTATCGGCTGGGTTTGCTTGGATGCTGATCCATCACACCCCAAAGCCAGTTAGGGAAGGCAACGGATACCAAGGCGCAGACAAGGCGTATAGCGGTTTTGGCTCAAGCGAGCTGACGAATTGGGCTAGGAGCGTATTAACCCTTGCGCCTTGTGGCGACGATGCCGAAGGGAAGCGCATCTATAGGCTTGAGGTAACAAAGCGCGGTAAGCGGTCTAATCTCAATTCTACGGGCATTATAGCGCAAAATGCAGTGCAGCCTTTTGTGAATCTAAGTCATAGCGACCTAGGGCTGGCTTGGATACAAGCTGGTGAAGTAGTCAAAAAGAAGCCAGGGCCGCAGGCTGAAACAGTAGATTTTTCTAAATATAAGGATTATCCCTGCACCCGTGGGGCGCTTGAAGCATGGGTAATGAAGCAAGGTGAAGGCAATTCTAAGTCAACAGCATACCGAATTGTGGACAAGGCGCTCGAATCTGAGGCCATTAAAAAACAAGCAAATGGTACCTACGTTTTGGAGGTCAAAATCGATGAGCCTTTTTAACCTTCAAATTAACCTGAAGGTACCTTCAAGTTCGGTTGACGGTACCACCATCAAGTTCCCCCCTTTAAGGGGGAACTTGAAGGTGAAGTCTGAAGGCATGAAACATCTTGAAGGTAGACCCCTATGATTGATCAAGAAGCAATCGAAAGAATCCCAGCGGTTATTCCGCATCCAGCAAGCATGATAGATAGCTTGCAAGACTTGGTCTTTGAGTCATGCGATGACCTTAAGATTACTGTCACCACCTCAACGGTTGCGACTATTACAAAAGTGATAGAGCACCTTATGGATAAGTCTGCCGATCACCCGGCTATGGCTAACCGCACGGACACGCTGGGGCATGCGGTCTTAAACATATCTCTTAACCGTTCGCCTGAATCCATGACGGCCGTGGCCAAGCGGTACGGCATCACTAAGCAGGCGATCAGCAAGAAAGTCACAGAAGTCTATGACCGGCTAGGTATCCGAGCGCGATCGCAGAAGAGCGAGAAGGCCCGCGAATCCTACCGCAAACGGGCATACCGTGTTCACGCAAAGCGGCGGCGTGAAGCACCAAAATTCAACATGGCCGCACTAAAGAAAGGCATTAAGAAATGAAGCTACTATCAGTCATTAACAAACTAAACGAAACGCGGGACAAGGCGATTGAGCTGGTAGGCAGGACGATCTCACTGGCATCTGATGCTGGCGAGATCATTGCCATTGCACGGACTGAAGGCAAGGACGTGCAGGCGATATGTGAGGAGGCAGGGATTACTGAGGAGGTTGGCAAGCGATATGAGAAAGTCGCAGCCACTCAGAAGCGACTGAGCAGTGGCGATGCAGATCCAAGCCTTATGCGTCAGACTTATCTGCGCATCGGCATCTTGCCCGACCCCATCACCATGAGCGAGCCAAGCGAGCCAAAGCATTTCCTGTTTCCTATTATGAAAGCAAGGCAGTGGCTTGCGTCGAGAGGCGCAAAATTTATTGCCCAGGATAAGGCGCTGAAGGAGCAATTTCTAGCGGAGGCCGAGCCGATCGTGAAGGCATACAACGACCTGCGGGGGGCGGCCTAGGTAGGCCAGCTTGCCTAAGTGCTTAAGGAATCTTTTAAACTTTTGCAATCTGTCGCGATGGCAAAGACATTCGGTAATTTCTTGAGTTTTACGCAAAAACATTGAATGACGTTATGGGACGCCGACCAAACACCGCAATCCTCGCTCAAGCCGCCGCTACTGGCGTTGGTTTACGTCAGGCTCGGCGCCAGCTTGAGAAAGGGCAGGCGGTTGCAACCGCAAAGCCTATGAAGCCGATCGCTGGGATAGGATTAGACGGCGAGATCGATCGACTAGAATCCTTGGCCGCCACTCTTGGCGAGGCCGCCAAGGAGGCGAGCGGGCCGGAGCGGTCGTCACTGATAGGCGATTACACTCGCGTCGTGGAGGCACTGCGAAAAATGAAGGGCGACCGGCCCGACATTAACGAGGCGGAGGGCAAAATGGTGCCAATCGACGAGGCAGACAAGATACTGGCACGCCGGACTAACGCCCTAATACCACTACTGCTTGGCATGCCCAAACGCCTAGCGCCTATCTGCGCTCACCGGCCAGCCGCCGAGATCCAGAAAGAGGTTGAGAACGAAGTCGGGCAGGTGATGCGACAAGTGCAGGCAGCGCTGTGAAGGCGGCTGAACAGCTACTCAAACGCGAGCGCAACCGCTGGAACTTTGAGCCACCGCCGTCCGTCATCGAGTGGGCCGAAAAGAACATCCAGCTAGATAGCAGGATCACCGCTCGCCCAGGTCTTTACTCAACCAAGTACACTCCTTACGTGGCGGGCGTACTGGAAGCTCTGGCCGATCCGGGCGTGCATACCGTCAGCCTTTGCTGGGGATCGCAGACAGGCAAGACACTGACGCTGGCCATCTGGCTTGCGTACAGAATCGCAAACGATCCAGCGCCAGCATTGCTCGTAATGCCTAACGCGGATCTGGCTAGGAGCTACAGCGAAACGCGACTGACTCCGATTTTTGAGAAGTGCAAGCCGGTAAAGGCGCTGTTTCCATACGATAGCGATGACCTGAAAATTTTAGAGATGCAGTTTACCAGCATGACTCTGAGCCTAGTGGGATCGAATAGCCCGGCCAACATAAGCTCGCGGCCGATCTGCATTGCGGTACTGGACGAGCTGGACAAGTTCGCGCCACCGACCGAACGCGAGGCGGCCGCCTACAATCTGGCGCTAGAACGAACAAAGGCTTTTCCCAACCGCAAGCACGTGCTGACTAGCACGCCAACGTTAAGCACGGGCGATATATGGCAGAACTATCAGGCAGGAACGCAGGAAACTTTCCACGTTCCTTGCCACGCATGCGGTGAAATGCAGGCTATGGAATTTGGACAAGTGCGTTGGGCAGATAGTGCACGCAATCCTGACGGCAAATGGGACTTACAGAAAGTGGGTGAGACGGCCGCCTACCATTGCACAAAGTGCAACGAGCCGTGGACCGAGGGCCACAGACGATCAGCCGTTGAGCAGGGCAAGTGGGTGGCGGCAAATCCAAACGCAGAACGTGGAAGGCGCAGCATGCGACTGCCTAGCTGGTACTCGCCCACCGTCACCTTTGCCGACTGTGCCAAACAGTTCCTAACTCAAAAGCACTACCTACACGGCTTGCAAGGATTCGTGAACGGATGGAGTGCGATGCCGTGGGAAGACCAGTTTGATGATGATAAAACAATCGACATCCCGGCCGGTGCGTTTGCGAAAAAGCAGGATTGGGAAACCGAACATATTAAACTGGCGGCCATAGACAGACAGATCGACGAGTACTGGTTCGTGGTAAGGGCGTTTGCGAGGGATGGAACGAGCAGGCTGATTGACGAAGGCCGGGCACGAACGATCGAGGACGTGGCGCAACACCTGCACACGCTAGGCGTTCAACCGAAGCACACAGCGATGGATAGCGGATACGAGACGCAAGACTCCTACCGAATCTGCGCCCGCTACAAGTGGACTGCATTGAAGGGCGAAGAGCGTCCCGCCTACTGGATTGAAACGCCACGCGGTCGGATGAAGTCAGTACACTCGGCGGAACAGCCCACTGACGCAGGCTGTATGCTTTTGCTTCTTAGCTCGCCGGCCTGTCAGGACTTGCTGGCATGGTTGCGACGAGGGCAGGGGCCACGCTGGGAAATTGCACATGACGTAAGCCCAGACTACCGCGAGCACATGAGCAGCCACAAAAAGGTGCATCGAATTAACCGCAAGACAGGGCGCGATCACTACGAATGGATACGAATTAAAAGCAGGCAGGATCATTTGTACGATTGCGAAACTTATTTGGCTGGGTTTGCCGTGTACGGAAAAGTCATTAGGCCGACCGCTTCACTAGATGAGGAATCGTTGACACCCGTGGCGACGTGATGGCTATTTCCCGCAGACTCACGCGGGCAGTTGCGACGAACTACCTGGCACAAGCCTCTGGGGTTACCGCAAGCGCCCTGACTAACCTTGCTACTGACCGCAACGCGGCAATGACGGGCGCGGCATCAGGCCGTGCTCTGGTTGGATCTTCAGCGGGTGGCCAGTCGGCCAGCTTCCAAATCGATCTTAAGCCTACTGAACGGGTTGAACTATTTCAGGCCGCAATCGATTACCTAAACGGCGTACAGGTCACACGCACCAGCGCCTCATTTTCTTACATTTTGGATAGCTGATTATGGCACAGAAACTTTCACTCGTGGCTCGGATGGGCGCAGGGATCAAAGCGTTCGGCGCTGGATTCGGTGCAGGCATCAGCACGTTCCAACCCTATGAAGGCGCAGGCTTTTCTCGCAAGCGTCCCGTCATCTATGGCGCCCATGCCCGCGACTCTCGCCTAGATCTAAACGAAGCAACACGGGTTGAGTTGCTAAAGCTCGCCCGGCACATGTACCGCAACGTTGGGCTAATCAAAGGGGCGGTGGATTCAATCGCCACCTATTCGATCGGGCCGGGACTCCGGCCGCAATATCGCGGAGCAGACCAAGACTTTGGCAGACTGTGTGAGGAATACTGGCGCGACGTGGTAGTACCGTCGCCCGAAGTCACGGGGCGCATGACTTGGACAGACATGCTGCTGGCGTTATCACGATCGATCGACGTGGACGGTGACGTATTCGTCATTATGACGGAAAAGGGAAAGCTGCAAATTGTCGAAGGCCACCGCGTTTGCGAAGGAGATGACTACGGGACTTCTGACGGCGTATTCCTCGGCAAGCTTGGCGAGCCTACTGGATACCTAATTCAGACGGGCGAGCTGTATCGAAAGCTGGGCGCAGATACCGTCATTCATCTAATGGAGCTGGAACGGCCAGATCAAATCCGTGGCGGCTCTTCACTCGCTCGCGCACTAAACCACGTCCGTGATTTGAAGATGCTAGGCGAGTTTGAAAAGGACGCTTTAAAATTGCAGGGATCGATTGCCGCAGTGATCACCACCGACCAAGGCGACGAGCTGGCCGGGCAGGGCGGATTCTTTGGAACGGTGCAGGCTCAAGACACAGGCGAACCCACTATCGCCCGCGAGGAGATTACAAGCTCGGCCACCATCCCACGCCTTTCACCTGGCGAAAAGATTGAGATGATTGGGCCTAATCGGCCCCACGCAGGCTTTGAGCCTTTCGCCAAGTTCCTCATTCGTGACGTGGCCATGGGCCTCGGCTTGCCTGTTGAATTCGTTTACGATCCTGCCAGCGTCGGCGGGGCAGGGATGCGGTTTATTGTAGCGAAAGCGCAGCGTAGATTTGAACAACGGCAACGCCTACTCATCGATAGATTTTGTAATCGTGCATGGCGCTACTTCATCGGCGGCGCGATTGCCAACGGCGATCTACCTGCCGTGGAGGATTACGCAAAGGTTACGTGGCAGACTCCGAAGTCGCTAACCGTGGACGCGGGGCGCGAGGCGATGCAGGCCCGCGAGGACTACAAGGCGGGCCTATCCAGCTTGCAGGACTACTTTGGCGAACTTGGACAAGATTGGGAAGAGCAAGTCAGGCAGATTGCAAAAGAGCGTGAATTTGTCGCGTCGATTGGAACAGTCGCACCTCAGACCGACGTGGCGGCCCCTGTGGAAGTAGTCAAAGAAGCACCCGCAATCGACGAACCCACGCCAGTTAATCCTGAGAAAGATCCGAATGCTGGGCCGGATGCGGAGCTGGCGGCAAAGCCTGAAAAAACTATCAAGTCAGAATCCTTCATTATGAAGGACGATCCAGACTTTAACCTTTCCTCTAAAGAGCTGGATATGGTTGCCAAGGCCGTCGGGTTAAAAGATAAGAAACCAAAAACTACTAAAAGAAAGTAGTTGTACGCACGCCGTCCGCCCATACGATTAGGGCGTGGACGGTAACTCACCAGATACGGCTACACTTTATTACGACGACGGATTGATCAGCGTAGTTGGTCGAACGATTAACGTAGGCCGCCCTTACAATCAAACCTACAAC